CTTAGATACAGATGCTATCTTCTTTGCTTTATCCAAGTATATGGACAGCTGTGTAATGTCTAACTGATTTAGGGATCTACTGTCTTCGCTCATTTCCCCTCCAGCGCGGCACGGGCTATATCTCGTAGATGGTATTCGCTAACCCAGCCACCAGTAAAATCGCTATCTGTTGTATTAGCTATTTCCTTCAAGGCTTGAAGCATTCTGGCGTTATCCGTCTTTAGTTGCTCGTTTTCTTCAATTAGTTCTAATTTTTTCTTATTTAAGAGATTATTATACGCTCGTTGCAGATTTCTAAGATGAGACTTTCTGCTCTTGTGTTTTGCTGTGCGAGACTCTTTATTTTTTAGATTGTGACGATACTCAGACATCCAGCTTTTTACCAGTTCGGGCAGCTTCATTTTGGAATCTCCTTAAAAGGGCAAGGGTGATGCACAATAGATATAATCTATATAGCACCACCCCTGGATATTGCCCTCCTCTGCGCATAAGGTGCGGTCGGGCCAACCGCCGCAACGTCTTTCGTAGGCTAAGTACGAAGAGGACAGTTGCAGTTATCCGTTCAGGATAGCGTCCGCCTGGCTGAAAAAGTCATCATCGTCTTGCAGAGCAACTTTTCCTTTAGAAGTCTTATGCGCAACAACCGGCACATCGTCTTCTTCGTCGTCGTCAGCATCGTTGAACTTTGTTGTCACCTTGGTTTGTGGCGCCTTAGATGAGGGCTGAGTCGCTTTTGACGCTGATGGTGCTGTTTTTGGAGCAGGAGAAGGCGCTGTCTGAACACCGATAAGGTCAGATAATCTTTCCATATTGGCCTCAAGAATGTCTTGGAGCTCGTCGTAGGTTTTAATCTGATAAACGGCGGTGAGATCATAGCCAAGATTGCTGTAGTTCTCTACTACACTATCAGGAAGAGGAGTTTGATCGTCTTGGTAGTTCATTCGGCCAGAAGCGGGATCTTTAACGCGAAGTTGACATTTCTTGACATCGTATGTCGTATCTCTGAATGAGCCTTGACGAACAATGTCGAACCAGACACCAGAATCATCGGGCTGAGAGTTAAGAGATGTAGGGTCTTGATTGTAATCATGAACGTACTGGTTCATTTCCTGCTTCATCTTTTTGTGAGCAGTTGATTTTAGCTCCAAAAGTCCAACCTCTCCTGACTTGTCTGCGGCATTATAGATATAAATGGTTTTTGGAGAGAGGTTGCTGATGACCTCGTTAATTCCTTTTAACGCCTCTCTGATCTCTTCTTCAGAGGTTCCAGAAGCCTGCATGCTTGCTTTAGTAGCTTCTGCTTTCTTTTTCAGGTCTTGTACAAACTCTGTTACAGGGCATTTCTTCTCTGTGCCCATGGAGGAGGCGAACGGTCTTGCTCGACCGGTTGCAGGATCTAGGAGACCCCAGATGAGCTGATACTTGCGATAAGGGTAGCCGTTGGATGCTTCGCCAAAAGGCGGAAGTATTCTGAAGACGTTGTGTCCGTCTTTTACCTTATGTCTTTTCCATTCGCGGCGTGATTGAAGTGAGTCTAGATTTAGTTTGATTTTTGAATTAGTCATGTTATCTCCAAAGGATATAGTCAGTTCGTTTTAAATACCCAAAATGGGCATGAATCTATTATACACCGTTTTTTATTATTCAGCAACAGATGAGTCAACAGCTTGATTTTTAGGTTTCTTGTTGCCCATGTATGCGTCGATATCTCGTTCTTCTAATCTATCGATTCCGTTGAGGTTGAACGCAGCGGTTTCCAGGAAGTCTCCTACGTAGTAGATGAGCTTAGTGCCGAACGGTCTTTCTTTTATCTTTTTGTCTAGATACTTATCAAAGATCTTAGGATATTGCTCTCGCAGCATCGCAACAACAATTCTGCTTAGCTCTTCTTCGGAGGAATAGGATCGTCCTTCATAAGAGTAGGGTTTAATGCTGTAAGCGGTCAACTCCTCATCGTATTCCTTTCCTATGGTGCCCGCAATGCTTCTTAGATGATTCACGCCAACAAGTCCGCCTCTTGAAGCATTCTTGGAGTTTTGCCTAATCTCTGGCAAGAAATCAGCTCGCTCAATGACATGCTCTCCTTTCTTTAGCTCTTTAGGTCTACTTTTAACTACAACAAATTTAGCCATATTCACTCTCTTTCTTCATCTGATTAGACGATCCTATATAACTAGTTTTAATACTGCTGCGAATTGATTCTACTTTTTCAATCTCAGATATGGTTAGACTTACGGGTGTTTTCCAACCAGACTTCAATTGACCTCTAACATAAACTATAGTGTCCTTTTTCCAACCTAACGCTGCTTTTCTGTTCCAATCAACGCACTCTACCGTATTGAATCCATCAGACAGCACCACTGACACTTTAGACCAAGGTCTACCGGTTTTTTTAGAAACCCCTTGCCGATACTCAGAAGAATCAAACAGCAGCATCAATGCTACATCGCTTTCGTGCTTTTTCTTTAATAGACCCTCTGCGACCTTTAAGTTGCTTAAGACGGGGACATCACCCATTAAGAGAGGAACTCCCTCTCTACCGGTGCTTTTTAGTGCTGGCCACCTAGACATTAAAATTTTTCTGATAGCCTGATCGCTCAACAATCCTCTATTGAAGCATTGATTGTATTCCTTTTCTTGTAAAAATATGGTAATGTCATCTAGTTCGTAAAGTTCTGGCTTAAACTCGACCTTACTTTTTCTTCTTAGTTTGCAGTAGTGCTTCATGAAGCTTTTTCTGCGCTCAATGTAGTCGGCTATACCACCATCCATCAGAGAATCAGCCGCGCGACCTTTTATTAAGGCTGTCACGGCTCCGATATTCACTTTAGTGTGATTTATCCTGGATACAAAATCATCTAGTGATTCAAATGGTCCCTTAGACACTATCTCATCTACAGATATTGGGCCCACGCTTTTTATAGCAGAGATAGGGGCAACTATTTTATCGCCTTTTATAACGAACTTAGAGGTGGGATTTTTTAGGTCCGGCGGTGATATAGTATCTCCTAATTTTGACACATATCTTCTTAGCTTGTCTTCGCTATCTTCATTGTTAAGTACGCTGCACCACCACTCTAGGGATAGTGATGCTTTAAATACATGGTGATATACCCTAGTTCGGCATAAGCATACGAGTGACTCTTATTGAAAGAGTAGCGAGAGAATGCCATGATTTGCTGACACATGGTCTCTATCGCTTCCTTAGCCCAACCTCTTTTAGCGCACGATTCACGGATACGAGCAAAAGTGCTCATTATCACTTCATGCTTCTTTTTTGCGATCGCTGATCTGATAGCATCTGACTCTTCCCATGAATATCCGACTATGTTCACTAGAAAGGACATGATCTCTTCTTGATAGCAATATATGCCGTTTGAGTCTTTTAGGATGGGCTCTAGATCTTTATGAAGATATTCAATCTCTCGTTTTCCGTTTCGAACATCGATGTAGTATTGAGTTGCCGTAGTGTCCATGATCGGTGCGTCTAACGCACCGGGTCGACAAAGAGCGGTTAAGTCGGCCAGATGCTTTCTGCTAGTAGGACAAAACTCTTGGACATACCCTTTGATAAGTTCTGTGTTGAACTGAAACGATGAGTCGGTGTCCTTGTTATAGAAGTCTAAATATACGCCTGCGTCTTCTGGCAGCCTGTACACCAACGGAACACCTTTTTCCTCTTCTAGAAGATTGTCTGAATGGTTGGTTTTGACCAAGTGTATGCAATCGGTGGTCATAGCAAGCGTCTTGATACCTAAGATATCTGCCTTAACTAAGCCGCATTTTTCTACCATTGTCGCGTCATATTGAGTTACTGTGATAAAGTCCAAGTCTTTATCAGTCATCCTCATGGTAGGAACTCGATCCTCAGAAAGAGGTAGGGTTGAGATGACGAACGCTGATGCGTGCCTAGACCAACCTCTGATAGATCCAATGAGTCTTTTTACTATAGTTTCTATCTCAGGCCGCTGCTGGAAAAATGCTTGAAGCATCTCATTTAACTCTAATTGACCTTGATGATAAGTTCCTTCTTGGTCGGTGTAACCGTAAAGAAAATCCTGCTCATCCACGCCTTGAGGCGAGTCTGGGATAGAGTCGCAAACTGCCTTCACTTCTGGGTCGTTGCGGTTTCTTCCATAAACTGCCCACATAGCATCTTTTATAGCATTTTTGGTCTTCATCTTGTTGAAGGTTGCTATCTGCGCAAAACCAAGATTATATTTATCTTGAAGATATTTAATGACCAAAGGTCTAGCTTTATCGGCTATATCTAGATCGATATCAGGAAAAGATCCCGCGTTGATTCGAGCGTGAGATAAAAATCGCTCAAAAGGTAGATTAGCGGCAATAGGATCAACATGAATAATCTTTAAGTAGTAGCTCAGCAACGATCCACCCGCAGAACCACGAGCTATATTCTGCAACATTCCGCTTTCTCTAACATATCGACATATGTCTTCGTAGACTAAGAAATACGGCAAGAAATTGATCTTGCTGTTCTTCATGACTACGTCGATCTCTTTCTTGAATCTCGATACGTACTCGGGCGAATCGTTCCATCTTCCATGCTTCTTTATCTTTTGAAGTGCAAGATAGTAGGTTTGAGTATCATAGTCGTCAGTTTTCGATTTAATCTCATCGGGTATGTCAATATTAGGCAAGTGATAGTTAAAAACAGGCTTAATATTTTCGTAACTGCTTTTTAGTATGTCTAGAGTGTTTTCGATTAGTTTAGAAAAAAGCTCTACAGAAAGCTCGTCCCCTATATGATCTCTAAGAACATTAAACATCTGATTAGAAGTCAAGAAAGGTCTCTGCTCGTAAAAATACCTACTGTCTTTATAGGAGTTCTTTGATATGCAGTCTTGTATGATTTTATCGCTGCTTTCTGCGTAGTGACCATCAGAGACCGGTATTAGTTTTATGTCATGCTGCTGGGCAACTTGAAAATACAACCTGTTGATTGCTTTCTGCATGTTGCCGTTAGAGTAATTACGAAAACCAATATTTGAGTCGTAGTAGTATGAAACATCTATTGCTGCCAGCTCTAGCACAATATCTAGCTCTTTGTGCAGCTTCAAGATGAGTTGCTCTGCCTCAGAAACCTGATTTTGAAGAATCTTTTTGGCAACTGGTCCGTTTATTCCCGGAACTCCAAAAACAAGTCCCTCTTTATTATCCTTAACTTGATCAATAGATAGACAAGGAAACTCTATGCTTGAGATGTCTACAGGAGTTTGCCAGCCGATAGAACTTAGCTTCAATAGATTAGAA